ATTATTTACGCAATGGTCACAAATTAAGCCTTCACAACCTATTACTTCATTACCGGCGTGATTCGGTTCGTATTCGTCGCAAGCTTCACAATAGAAAAACTGATCATGGAAACAGTCTTCGCAATAGGTGCCGTCATGGGCATGGTGCATGTCGTATTCACTCAAACCTGTATTACAGCTTTCGCAATGGTACTCATGCTCGCTAATTACACCGCTAGTAGTAGTGAGTTCTAAGTCACCATATTTTGATATTTTAAGCTTATCACCTAAGTCTTTGGCGCTTGAATAGTTGTCAAAATACGGCGCTATAAGTTCGTCAGAATTGTGATTTTCTATTCTGAGTAGTTCAGCATTTATCCAAGTTGACTTTTCAGGTTGCTCGCAAGCTTGCTTTCGCTTGGCTATTTCAGCTTCAAGCATATCCGCTGCGAGGTTGCTATTGGTGTAAATAGGTGCGTTAGAATAACGACCGTTGCGAGTGCAAATAACCGCCCTTGCTAGTAGTTGTTCTTGGCTGTTTTCTATCCATACAATTTCAAAATCACCTGAACCATATATTTCAGTTGGATGACAAATTAAATGGTCAAAACTATAGCGCATGCAACTTGCCGCCAAAGACTTGCGAGAACAACCTAAGCGAGGATCAGATGCGCTTGCTTGTTTCATTGTGTAGACTTTCGCAAAGTCTTTACGGTTTGCTGATGATTTAAAAACTAAACCTTGAGTCGCTAAAAAATACGTTTCCTTAAACCATACCGCAAAAGCTTCAAAATTTATGTTTGGGTTTTCAGGCAAAATTTTACGCAATATCTTAGCGGGTTTTCCCGATGTTCTCTTGCCCTTTTCTAAGTCATCCGCTGACAAGTAAACCGACATAAGTCTATTGTCCTTGTCATCAGGTTTAGGCGAAAGCCAAATTAAATATGTAAAGACTTGTGATTTATCATCCGCTAGCGGCGTTGTTATATCCTCCAACTTCCTAAGTAAAACACGATTTAGGCTTGTGTCGTTAGTTGCTATTGATGATTTAAATTCTGCTGTCTTGTCTTCAAAGAAACACATTGTTTTATCCCTCACAAATTAAGTTGATATAGAAACCGCCATTGTTTGGCGTCATAATCCCAACGCCGCAAGCGTCATGGAATACGTTTAAAAGCGCAAGATATGGCGTTGAATAAAGCGCTGCTAACATTAGCGCCAATGCTACAAACCAAAAAAGCAAGTCTCTTATTCTTATCTGATAGTCCATTTTTTATTCCTTATATATGTAACGTATAAAACAACCTAAGCTTTGCCTGTTATCTTTTCAATAGTTGCAAGCCATTTTGCTATTCAAGGTTGTAGACTTTATTTCATGCACGTTTAAGGCGAACTGGAGATTAACTCGCCCATAGGTTGTACGCCTGGATTTATACACTTTTAAGGCGAGTAACAAAAATATAGTTTAGGGGTTGAACTATACAACCAGAAGGTATAGGTAGTTCAGAGGTTGAACTATACACCTTAGAGGAGAGCGACACATTCAAACATATGAATATGTAACACATGCAATAAATTATATATGCGAATATGTGAATATGTAACACATGCAAAAAATCATATATATGAATATTAGAATATATGAATGTGTGCATATGACCCCACCAGTGGAAAATGACCGTAGACCCCCCTCAGTGGAAATTAAGAGCCACACCCCCGCAGTGGAAATACGGACTGTAAATTATTTTGTAGTCACCCCTTGACCCACCGATGGAAATACCTATATGAGTACTAACAGCAACAACTATGGAGATTATATGACAACAACACAAACTTATATCGAGATGTTATCTTACATGCGACCAGAGGGTGCCAAAGCTCAACGCAAGTTCTGTAACAGATTCCTACGACCTATCTTTGGCAATCCTGACAACCGTGGCAATTACATCTTACGTGTAGGTAACAACCCTACCATTGCCTTCATGTCACATCACGACACAGTTCACACTCATGGCGGCAGACAGAAAGTAGTCGTCGGCTCAGATAACTTTGTCACTACCACACAAAACTGCTTAGGCGCTGACTGTACCACAGGCATCTACATCATGATGCGTATGATAGAGGCTGGTGTAGAAGGCTTATACATCGTACATGCCGCAGAAGAAGTTGGCTGTCGTGGCTCAGGTTACATCGTGCAGCACACCCCAGAGGTAGTTGACGGTATCCAAGCCGCTATCAGCTTTGACCGCTATGGTTACAACTCAATTATTACTCACCAGTCAGGAGTTCGTACATGTTCAGAAGAGTTCGCAGACAGCATCGCAAGCATCCTAGATCTAGGCTACAGCCAAGACAGTGGCGGCTCATACACAGACAGTAACGAGTACAAGGGTATCATCCCTGAGTGTACCAACTTATCTGTAGGTTACTTCAATCAGCACTCCAAGTCAGAGCATCAAGACCTAGAGTTCATGGAGACTTTATCAGATGCTTGTATCAATGCCGATTGGTCTAAGCTTGTCCTAGTTCGTGACCCCGCTGACAAGGATGACTTCTGGTCAGATGCCTTCTGGTCACAAGATGACCGCTACTATCCCTATGCTGATGACATTGCTGTAGATGTCAGCTTAGAAAAAGTTATTGCAGATCACCCAAAAAGTGTAGCTTTGCTATTGCAATCCTATGGCTACGATGCTAAAGGTTTACTCACAGACTTAGGTCGCATCAGAGAAGGATACTAATATGCAGATGTTTATTGAAGTAGATAATTATGACATTGACGTTGATACACTAGAGTATGGCGTTGCAACCGTAGAAGGAGACGAGATGGGAAAATACTTTAACATTGAAGAGCAACCAATATTCAGCTTCAGTTCTTATGATGATGATGGTGAGTTAGTTGACCTACCTGATCATGTAGTTAAGAAAGCCCTAGATCTGATAGAGGGTCACTATTGGGAGTGGCATCAGGATTGGATGGACTAATGTTACATAAGCTCAACAAAGAAGTGTGTCATGAGTGTGAGAGCATCCATGACATGCACGCCATAGATGAGTGGGGTTGCCCTAGTTGTAAGCAGGAAGACCCCACCGATGAAAATATAGATTGGGATGAGCAAGAGTGTGCTTATTCAAGATGGAGGGAAGAGAATGACCCCTGAGATGGAAATGGAGCTACGGGAACTGGGTATTCTTTTACCTACTGAGGATCAGTGTGAGCAGGAGAGTGAGCTTGTACGCTACGATCTAAGCTACAAGATGCCCGTACTGGATGAATATGGAGAGCCACCGTGGTAAATCGAAAGCCTAACCCTATGGCTAAGGATCTTAGGCAACCTAAATATAAACCAAGGGTTGTCCCAGATAAAAAGAAACCTATATTAAGTAGGAAGCGTAAACATAAGAAGGAGGTTTAAATGTATTGTGTAATTAACAGTGATAACCTTGTCATAGCGCTATTCTTGTCGGAGTTAGACGCTAAAGATTTTGTGTATTGTTGTCGTAACCCCTACAGTAGAAAAGACTACACAGTGGAATACAAAGAGGAGTATTTATATGTCAAACTTGATTGAAGTAAAGTCTGTAGACTATGTGTTGTTTAAAGATGGTCAAGAGTTTGAAGTGTTTGATAACATGGACAATGCTGTAGAAGAGGCTACCCGTTGCTTTGATGATGAGTTAGCGGAGGTGTACTCTTACTTAGGCGATAGAGAAATAGAAAGGGTATACTAATGAGTATTGAAGTAACATATGTAGATCACATGGGATCTGACTTATCTGTAGCTAATGCAGCAAGGGTAAGCTTTGGTAAGAAGAGTGAGATGGATACGAGTGACGTATGGGGTCCACCTAAACTTAAGGATAAGGACGCCAAGCTGATACGTTACTTAGCCAAGCACAAGCACACCAGCCCCTTTGGGCATTGCTTCGCAAGCTTTCATGTTAAAGCACCTGTGTTTGTAGCTAGACAGCTAGTCAAACATAAGTTCCTACGCTGGAATGAGATTAGTCGTAGGTATGTTGACAGTGAGCCTGAGTTCTATGTGCCTGATCAATGGCGTGGACGTAGTGCTGATAAGAAGCAGGGCAGTGGCGAACCCGTGGATTTTCATATCACTGTAGATTATGATTGGGGTCTTATGCAGTACAACTCTTTGATAGACCGTGGTGTATGCCCTGAGCAAGCCCGTATGGTACTGCCGCAGAGCATGATGACTGAGTGGTATTGGTCAGGTAGCTTGGATGCATTTGCTGATATGTGTGAGCTTCGCTGTAAGCCTGACACACAAGCTGAGACAGCAGAGGTAGCGTGGGAAATTGATTGTAGTATGGTAAAATTGTTTCCTGTGTCGTGGAGAGCATTAAGGGAGAATGATTGATGAAGAGTGACATAATCAAAATAACAGAAATAGAAGAACATGAGGATGGTAGTGCTACACTGCAAGTAGAATGTGACCCTGAGACATTCGCAGCCATCTTTAACGCAGGGTTTATAGCCTTAATCAGGGCTGGCTTAGAGGGGGAGAAAGAGCAAGATGGGTAGATATGCAGTTCAAATAGAGATCGAGAAAGGGGAATACACCTTCGTGAGAAAGGAGAACCCTTGGACTTACGACACTAAGGTGTGGGTCTTTAGCAGTCGTGAGGAAGCTGAAAAAGAGGCTAAGAACTGGAATACCGGTAGAGTAGTGGAGTATCTATAATGTTGTTCTATACTGTCCTTGTGTTGAGCTACACGCTAAATGGTGACTACCTACAATCTAATATCATCTTCCCTAGTGCTAGGGCCTGTGGAGACGCTCTACCAGCCTATTACGAGCCTGTGTATGCCATTGATAGGGATGCCATAGGTCAATGCCTAAAGACTGAGGTTATATCAGCCTCTATCAAACCAAGAAAGAAACCAGAATGAAACCAGAAACAATTATGATGATGTGCGAGGGCCTAGCCCGTAGATATAAAAACCCTAACCACTATGACGATCTTGTAGGTGAGGGCTTACTACAATGCTACGAGATCCTAGCTGAAGACCCTAAACCCCATCCAGCGAAATTATATCGTGAGGCTAATCGTAGGATGCACGACTACCTTAACCTAGATGTTTTTCCAGTCGCTATCCCTGCCTCTGATGTGTCACGTAGGCTCAGTAGGGATATAGACGCAGAGGAGTTTGGAGATCACACTTGGAGCGAGGACGGTATTAACTACCTAAGAAACATCCTTAGCTCTGAGATCATACCTTTTGATACAGCGTCTTTATTTAACGAGACAGTCGAGGAGAACTACGAAGAGACGGACTTTTACAATAAACTAAATAAACAGATAGAATTGCAGCTAGATGAAGATGAGAGGTTGTTGCTACATATGAAGTTTGTTGAGAATATGACTCAAGTAGATATGGGCGACTTCTTTGGTATAAGTCAGCCAGCTATTGTACTTAGGGAAACTAAGATCTTCTCTAAGCTAAGGTCTATTGTGACTAAATTGCAACAGGTAATCTAAATGTAATTCTACAACTGATAAAAAGGAGATGTAGGTGCCTATAGTATTATGTCCCCCTTTCGTTAAGGCCGATTGTTGTAGGTATGGTAGTAATAATAAGGAGTAAGTATGAATACAGATGTACATGATAATGTGAGAGACCAACCGTGTCCCTATGTGGACTGTGGTTCATCAGATGCTTTTAACTATAACACTAGAGGCTTTGGTAAATGCTTCGCTTGTGGGAGTAGTTACCCTTCTAGGAAACAAATGTTTGACTGGGCTAAGGACAAGTACCCCGTCAGTGGAAATACGACATCAGAGAGCTTAAGAGAGGCTCAGGATGGTGGTAGTTATACAGCTATGCGAGGTATATCAGAGCGTACTATGGAGCAGTATGATGTCCTCACATACCCTAACGGTACTCAAAACTACGTGTACCCCAGCGGGGGAATAAAAACCAGGAATCTTAAGGAGAAGGATTTCTATGCAAGCAAGGGGTTCAAGACCGATGAGTTGTTTGGCATGAACTTCTTTACTGCTGGTTGCTCTAATATCTTAACGATAACAGAGGGTGAGGTAGATGCTATGTCTGCTTACCAGATGTTAAGCTCTAGGGATACCTACCTTAATCCTGTAGTTTCTCTACCCTCAGCTACCCCCTCCAAGGCACTTTGGGAGAAGTGTAAGCCTTACCTAGACAGTTTTCAGAAGATTATCCTATCTGTAGATAATGACGAGGCTGGCAACGGTATTGCTGCAAAGATCTCTAAGATGTTTCCTAACAAGGTGTACCGTGTCTCTCACAATAAGTACAAGGACGCCAATGACTTCTTGACTGCTGGTGCAGCATCTGAGTTTAAGAACGCTTGGTTTAACTCTTCTAAGTATGTACCTGACAATATCTTCAATACTACTGAGCAGTTCCTTAACTTGTATAGGGACACGCCAGAACATCAGTACGTGCCTACAGGTATTGAGGCCTTAGATGAGAAGATCTTAGGTCTTATGCAAGGTCACTTCACAGTTATCAAGGCACCTACAGGCATAGGTAAGACGGAGGTGATGCGATACCTAGAGTACAACATGCTTAAGCGTAAGGTTCCTATTGCTACGTGGCACCTAGAAGAAACTAAGTTACGTTCTTTGCTTGGGCTTGTATCTTATGAAGCTAAGGACAACCTTACACGTAGGGATCTTATTGAAGAAGCTGACTCAGAGGAAGAGGTTATCAAAGCTATTGAGACCCTAACTAAAGATGAGCTACTGTATCAATTCTATCTTGAGGAGAACCAAGGCGCTGATGACTTATGTGACCAGATACGTTTCTTTAGTCAGGCTTGCGGATGTAAGTTCATATTCTTTGAGCCGATACAGGATGTAGTTACTGGACATTCAGAGGAGAGTAAGGAGCAACAGCTTGCTGACTTATCGGTTAGACTATCTAAGCTTGCAGCAGACCTTAACGTAGGTATTGTAACTATCGCTCACACTAATGAGTACGGAGATCCTAAGTATTGCAAGATGATTGGTCAGAGGGCTTCTGTAGTTTTGGACTTAGAGCGGGACAAGGAAGCTGACACACTAGAGGAAAGAAACACTACAACAATTACGGTACAAAAAAACCGACCCTGTTCCATCGAAGGCAAGGCCGGTAAGCTGAGATTCAGCACTGATACGTTTATGTTAAGAGAGGTACTTTAATGAGAATATTTGATATAGAAACAGATGGCTTCAACAGCACAAAGATCCACGTAGTATCTTGGTCAGATGACTTAGGTAAGACAGTAAACTCAACACATGACTACGATGAGATGCGTGAGGTATTTATGGTTGATACACTCGTAGGGCATAGTATTGTTAGGTTTGACATCCCCGCAGTGGAAAAAGTGTTAGGTATAAAAGTCAAGGCTCGTCTCATAGACACCCTAGCTGTAGCTTGGTATGTAGATCACAACCGTGGCAAGCACGGACTAGAGAGCTATGGCGAAGACTACGGGATACCTAAGCCTAAGATTACTGACTGGCAAAGCCTAACACCACAACAATACGCTCACCGTTGTGAAGAGGATGTTAAGATCAACTCAAGGTTGTGGAAGGTTTTAGATAAGAAACTAAACAAGCTGTATGATGATGAGTACAACAAGGCTCGTCTTATAGACTACTTAACCTTTAAGATGGAATGTGCAGCGGAGCAAGAGGCCCTTCAGTGGAAATTGGACGTGACTAAAGCTCGTACACACTTAGAGGTATGGGAGACTCTGAAGGCTGAGAAGATTGAGCAGTTAGCTGATGCTATGCCAGAAGTAAAAAGGTACAAGATGGCAAACAGACCCCTAGCAATGGAAAAGAAGAATGGGGAGCTGTCTGTAGCTGGTGAGAATTGGGTGACTCTTTGTAGGCAATATAAAGTTCCAGTGACTACAACAAAGATGCAAGTGCTGCATAAGGTTGAGAGGGCTAACCCCAACTCTCCTGATCAGGTAAAATCCTGGCTATATAAATTAGGGTGGGAGCCAGCTACTCACAAATATGTTAAGGACAAGGATGGCAAGAATGAAAGAAGTATTCCGCAAATCCGCAAGGATGCAGAACTATGCCCCTCAGTCTTACGATTGGCCCCTTACGACAAAGCTATACACCTTCTTGACGGGCTTTCTGTTCTCAGCCATCGTATTTCTGTTCTTAAAGGCATGGTTGA